GAGAAGAGAAGGAATTATGAAACGAATAATTTTATTACTAGCAATAGCGTTATCTAGCTGCTCAACAGATGAGGCACAAACAAGCGCACAAGATCAAGCGAATTGTAATTGCTCAACTATTTTAGAAGCAAATGTATTTGGACTTCCAACCGGGCAAGCATTTACCGCAGGAGTGATGGAAAACGATTGTACAGGGGTTCAAAGAAATTTTAATCTTAACGGGGTTTATAGAGTAGGGCAAAAAATATGTAATTAAAATAAAAACGTTACCTTTGTTTAAATGAATCATATATTCAGTCAGCATACTAAATGGATTAACATCGCTAAAACATTTGGCGCAGACGATTTAGCTGAGGACTTTGTACAAGATTCATACATTAAAATACTAGATAAAGAAAAGGTAAACGAATCACTATTTTACTTTGTCCTGCGTAATACAATAGCGGATCATTTCAGAAAAGAAAAAAGAGAATGTTATTACATTGAGCCTACACAGTTTATAACAGAAGAAATTTACCAACATATTGACACGTGGCATCCATACGACAGAAAGCTATATCTTCTTTATATCAACAACGGAATGTCAATGCGAGATATCGCAAAGGAAGTAAATATTAGTTTAACAAGTATTTACAACACTATTAAAAATTGCAATAAAAAAATACTTATTTTTATAAACGAAAATCACGAAATAGAATTATGAAAAGAGGAAGAAAACCTAAAGGACTTGGTGATGTAGTTGAAAGCATCACACAAGCAACTGGAATCGATAAAGTAGCAAAGGCAATACTAGGCGATGATTGCGGGTGCGAAGAACGTAAAGAAAAGTTAAATCAATTATTCCCTTTTGGGAAAAGAGTAAGACAATGTTTAACAGATGAACAACGTCAATACTTAACTACATTCTTTGAAACGCAACCGACACAAATTTACCCTATTCAACAAAGAGAATTAAGTAACATTTATAAAGATGTTTACGGATTTACAGTTGATACAACGTGTTCAAGTTGTTGGCGTGATGTGTTGAAAGATTTAAAAAATTCGATGGCAGAATAATTAATTGGTTAATTTATATTAATTATGGATAAGAGAGCAACCAACGGAGGGCATAGTACAGCACCGCAAAGACCTGATGACAAACGATTGTTGACTAAAACAGAATTACAAGACGCTTATGAGAATTTAAAACCATTCTTACCTGATGCGTTAAAGTGTTTGGAAATAGCAATAAAAGCAGGTGAAAAATGGGCTATTGAATTATGGTTTAAATATTTCTTTAGTTTGCCAAAACAAACCATCGACAATAATACAAACGTTACTTTAAACGATTTTAATATAAAAGACGTTATTCAATTTGATAATCTTAAACCATAAATACCAACCGTTATTTGAAAATGAAACGAGGTATTATATTATAACTGGCGGGAGAGGTTCTGCAAAGTCTTTTGGGGTTGGCACATTTGCCAGCCTTTTGTCGTTTGAAGCAAATCACAAAATATTATTTACACGCCAAACAATGACATCTGCGCACCTTTCAATTATACCTGAGTTTCAGGAAAAGATAGATTTAATGCAAGCGAATGAGATTTTTGATGTAACAAAGTCCGAGATTATAAATAAGAAGTCAAAGAGCGAAATTATATTTAGAGGTTTAAAGACTTCCTCAGGCGACCAAACAGCTAACCTCAAATCATTACAAGGCGTTACAACGTGGATATTAGATGAAGCTGAAGAACTTACCGACGAAGCAACGTTCGATAAAATAAACCTATCCATACGGCAAAAGGGAAAACAGAACAGAATAATATTAATACTGAATCCATCGACAAAAGAGCATTGGATTTACCAAAGGTTTTTTGAATCGAAAGGAATCCCTGAAAGGTTTAACGGAATTAAAGACGATGTTACTTATATTCATACTGATTACCGAGATAACATTAAACACTTGGACCAGTCGTTTATCGATGAAGTATTAAGTATTGAAAAGAACAACCCTAAAAAATACAAGCATCAAATATTAGGCGGTTGGTTGGATAAAGCAGAGGGTGTTATATTTACCAACTGGCGTATTGATAACTTCGCAGAACAAAACCTCACGGCATACGGTCAAGATTTTGGATTTAGTGTTGATCCTACAACGCTCGTTAAAATATCAATCGACAAAGCAAATAAAAGGATTTTCTGCAAAGAATTACTTTACAAACCAAAGTTAACCACAAGCGAAATCTACATTGAAAACAATCGATACTGCGGACATAGAGATTTAATAATTGCAGATAGTGCCGAGCCGAGATTAATTGAGGAATTAAGAAGTCGAGGGTTAAACATTCGTGGAATTGACAAGCCTAAAATAGTTGATAGGGTTGCACTTATGCAAGACTATGAATTGATTATAAGCCCTGACAGCATTAATATTATAAAAGAGATTAATAACTACGTTTGGCACGATAAGAAGTCGCAAACGCCAATAGATGACTACAATCACGCACTCGATGCAATAGCTTATGCTGTATGGGATTTAATCGGTAAACCAAATCAGGGAATATATCACGTTTATTAACGTGCAACAAAACAACAATAAAAACGATAATAGATTATGAAAGCAAATTTAATAGTTCCTGAATCATTAAATGAGATTACGTTAGGGCAGTATCAAAAGTTTTATAAGCTAATAACTAACAATCCCGATAGTGAGTTTGTAAGACAGAAAACCGTTTCAATATTCTGCAATGTAGAAATGAAAGATGTAAGACAAATGTTGCTTAGTTCAATCGATGAAGTTTACAACGGACTGATTGAATTGTTTAACGGAAATCCTGAATTGATTTCTAGGTTTACAATTAATAACATTGAGTTTGGTTTAATACCGAACTTTGACGATATGAGTGCGGGAGAGTTTGCGGATTTAGACGATTATAATTCAGATGTTGAGCAATGGCATAAATGTATGGCGGTTTTATATCGACCAGTTACAAATAAGCTAACAAAGTTTTATAATATTGAACCATACAAAGGAACAGAACAATATGCGGAAATGATGAAAGACACGCCAGTTGCAATAGTTCTAGCGGTGCAGGTTTTTTTTTACAATTTAAGCAAAGAATTGTTGATCGTTACGATGGATTATTTGGAGCAACTACCACAGTCGGACAAGGCGATTATAGTCGAGAAAGCCAGTTCTTTAAAAAATGGGGATGGTATAATAGCTTTTATGCAATCGCCAAAGGAGATGCTTTCAAAATTGATGACGCAACTGAATTAAATATACATAAGGCTTTAACGTGGTTATCATACGAAAGCGAAAAGAATCAAATAGAAATAGCAAAAATAAAAAGCAATGGTAGCGGAAACAATTAACACACTTAAACAATCATTTTTAAATGAGCCATTCTGCAATACGGCAACCGATGGAGATATATTTGATGTGGATTTAAACAAGGTTACTATATTCCCTTTAACTCACGTTATGTGTACTGGATTTCAAGATTTAGGAAGCACCGTTGCAATATCTTTTAGTGTGCTATGTATGGATATAATCGACGAAACAAAAACACCGATCACAAATAAAAATAATATTTGGAATACTCAAAGCGAATTAATACTTAGAATATTGGGCAGCATAAGACGAGGGAGTTTAAGCGATAATAACTGGGAGTTACAAGATACTTCTGCATCTACTTTATTTACAGAAAGGTTTGAGAATAATTTAGCAGGAGTTGAGCAATCGTTTACGGTCGTAGTTCCAAACACGATGACAATATGTTAAACTTAGATAAGGTACTTAATAGATTTGCAAAGCACGTAGTAACGCAATCTAAAGCCAATTTAACAAAAGGTGGCAAGAAAGTATCTAGTAAGTTATATGATAGCATAAAAGCGGATTTAAACGCTAGTAAAAATAGTTTTTCGTTATCGTTTGAGATGGAAAATTACGGAGCGTTTCAAGATCAGGGAGTGAAAGGTGCGAACCCTAATTTAGTGAAAGGAGGCAAACAAAAAGCACCTAACGCTCCCTTTAGTTTTAAGAACAAAAGACCACCGAGTAAATTTATTAGCGAGTGGGCAAAAGCTAAAAATATAAGATTAAGAGATGAAAAGGGTAGGTATAAAAAAGGCAATTACGAAACGATAGGAATTATACTAGCTAATCGAATATTTGCACAAGGTATAAAGCCGAGTTTATTTTTTACCAAACCATTTGAAAGTGCTTTTAAAAATTTGCCTGATGAATTAGTAGAAGCGTTTGATTTAGATTTAGATAATTTGTTAAAATTTACAACAAAATGAAAGTAATATTTGTTCGAAGTCCTTATAAAATACTTGTTGATGAAGCTACGCAGGTTTATACTCGATGCGTGATTGATATAGCTGACCCTTCTGGAGTGTTACCAACCAAAACAGTAACGCTAGAAAAGCAAATACCCGACACAGTTAATCGGGATTGCTGGTTTAATATTTCGCCTTACATAAAAGATGATATTGAGAACATCGCACCTAGCGCAATCACTCCAACGGATGAAGACGCTAATATGTGGCGATTAGTTGTAGTTAATACCTATTGGAAAGTAGATTTAACAGATGAATGGACTTTAATAGAAGAACAAGCATTTGTCGCAGTAAATGGATATAACAATTATCAAGGCGGTTACAATCAATCATTAACAGAAGACGTTATTTGCTTGACAAATGCAGATGTGAATATTTACAGAGCCGATGACAACCAATATTTTAACGTGCTAGTTGATTACAATAATAGCGATGGGTACGATTTGGTTTACCGATATAGAAATTTAGCCAACGCAACGATTGAAGATGTAGTTGTCTTTGATAAAGACGATGCGAGACTAGGAGTTTTTATGTTAAAAGTACCTTATCGAACTGCAACGGCAGGACTTGAAAACGGAAATAGCGTACAAGTTAGACTTGATACAAGCGGAGCAGTTCCAGCACAACCGTTCGTTTACTTCTTAAATGGGGATAATTGCCTTTACACTCCGATTAAATGCACATTTATAAACTCAAAAGGTGGTTGGCAGTACTTAACATTCTTTAAAGCACGTACAGATAGCTACGATGTAAAGAGCAAAGGTTTTAATTTGTTAGCCGATGCAGTTGATTACAACCCATTAAGAGGGCAAAAGAAAGAGTTTAACTTCGATATGAAG